AATACCATTCAATCAGGAATTGCAGCTATAAAAGCCCCGGTTAAACTAAAAGTGAATGGGAAAGAGTTTTTCGTGAATGCCATGATTATCCGGGAAACAGCCCCTTATCGTCCCTCCGCTGAAAGTGGGATTTGGGGCGTGAACCCAATATCCATTTTAGGCAATGGCTGATCCCAGGGCGAAAATATCTTTCTATGAAAAACAGTTGGTCCAGCGGATGCTATTGCAGGAGCACAAAGCGAACCTGATATTCAGTGAATTTATCTCTTCGATATCTCCTATCCTGAAACGGTGGAAGGACGGCGGGGGGTCCTCGGTTTGGATTAAAAACCGGGCGATTGAAAAGGAGATTGAAAAGCAGTTGAATTCACTTCATTCCAACCTCTCGCTTTGGTCAATTTCTGAATCTTCCGAAGCATGGAAGCTGGCCAATGCAAAGAATAATGATCTGGTGAACCGCTACATAGGTCAGATGGCGTTAACGCAGTCGGTGAGGGAAGGTTTGTTCACTCAAAACATTAACGCATTAAATGCCTTTCAAACGAGAAAAGCAGGAGGGCTGGATTTATCGCAACGGGTTTGGAATATTGCCGGGAACACGAAAGAGCAACTTGGATTTTTTTTGGAAAGCGGATTGGCTACCGGGAGGAGTGCTGCTGAGATTTCCCGTGACGTTCGTCAGGTTCTCCACAATCCGGATAAATCCTTCCGAAGGGTCAGAGATCCGAAAACCGGGAAACTGATTCTTTCCAAGCCCATGAAGAACTTCCATCCCGGACAGGGAGTTTACCGGTCGCCTTATAAGAATGCTTTAAGGCTGACCGCTACAGAAACGAACATGGCCTACCGGCGAAGTGATCACGAGCGATGGAAGAAACTTGACTTTGTTACAGGCTACGAGGTGAAGCTCTCCGCTTCTCATCCGGTTTGGGATATTTGCGACTCGCTTGTAGGTAAATATCCGAAGAGCTTTTTATTTGTAGGGTTCCATCCCGGGTGCATCTGTTTTGCTGTGCCTGAGTTGATCCCGCAGGATGATTTCGTCAATTATTTGTTTACAGACCAGATCGCGGAAAAGCATTTTGTTAAGACCATCCCATCGGGTGCAGTGCAATATCTTAAAGAGAATACCGAGCGGTTTTTGAATTACAAGAACACACCCTATTGGCTGAAAGATAATTTTAGCCTGAAAAACGGGATGTTTGTGCTAAATAACACAATCAGGGAGATTCCGTCAATTGCTGTCAAAACATCTTCGTTCATTCCGAAAAGCGAAATAGCTGAAACTCCTCAATACATCCAGGCTTTGGATGGATATCCGACAACATTGGAAGACGAGTTCTTTGATTTGTTTACAGAAGGTATGATCTTGGATATTCACGAAAAATCAGGCGGAGCGCATTGTGAAGGATTGCACATGCACATCTTCAAGACAAAAAGATGGAAGCATTCTGATTTTTACAAGAAATCCGTAATTTATCATGAAGGAGGGCATGCGATACACAACGCACACGGAATTATAAAATATGGACGGGTAGAGCAAAGTTTTTACGAGGTGGCAAGCACTTTTAAGGATGATGTGATCAAAGGCAGAAGAAGTAAAAATAACCCTAATCCCATGAAAATGGGGGTGAAACTGAGAGATAGTTTACAGAAATTAAGAGTAAATTGTAAAAGAGGAGAAATCCCGAAATTTCTCGAAGGCTATGAGTATAATGACATCAATGAAATGATTGGGAAACTGGAAGATGTTTTAAACGGCGTTACTCATGGAAAAATAGAGGGAGGATTCGGGCACGAAAGATCCTATTGGAAAGATAAAACAAGCCTTTATCGAGAAGTGTTTGCTCACATGATGGAAAACCAATATGCCGGGAACCCTGTTTTTAAACGGTATGCCAAAAAATGGTATGATAAACTGAAAGAGTGGCACAACAATAAACTAAAAAATGTCGTAAAATTGAATAAAGAAGGAAAGTTGAACTATGAGAACCTTTGAAGAATATAAAATAAAGCATCCTAATGTGTCCATTGAAAAAAAGATGGATGCATATAAGAAATGGACAGGCAGGCCGCTCCTTTTTCTTGATGAGCTGGATGAAGAAGATTGTGCAGACGTGGCTTATGATGCATTGCTTCAAGGGAAATATGTTAATTTCCTACGAAAAAAACATGCCCTCATGGGGTATGAATACGTAGACTACGAAAATTGGAACGACAAATAAAAATCTAAGCCAAATATTGTTTATGAGCCCCGCACATTTGCGGGGTTTTTTTATTGTTAAAAAAATACGGTTTGCTTTTCTATTTTAGAGAAAATGCATTTATGAAAGAAAAGATTTTAGCATTCTTAAAGCAACGCATGGCCGGGGCGCAAGAATCATTCCTTTTAGGGGTTGCTGAAAACTACAGCAAAACCATTGCTTCAGAGGACCAAATTGAAACCGTAATCTCTGACGGGGTCATACAGTCTCTTAAATTTTCCGCTCAATTCGCACAGACCGAAGGCGACCGGAGGGCCAATGAAGCTCAGAAGACTGCCGTTAAAAACTTCCGTGAGAAGTTTAAGCTGGACGAAAACGGAAAACCTGTTTCAGATCCAATCCCTCCGAAACAACCGGGCGGTGGCGGGAATGAAATTCCGGACTGGGCCAAATCAATCCAGGAGACTGTAACTCAGCTTGCAGGGACAGTTCAGACGGTTGTATCGACCCAGACGACCGCTCAGAAGAAGTCAGAAGCCCGGGCACTTTTCGACAAGGCAGCGACAAAGCTCCCCGAAAAGTGGTTCGACCGCATTGATGTGAATTTAGAAACTCCGATCGACGAGCAACTGAAGACATTGACGGACGAATACACGGAACTCCGGCAAACGGTGATTGATTCTGAGGTGGAGAAAGGCAATTATACGCCAAACGAAGGCGGTGAGGCTTCTGATTCGGATATGGAAGCATACCTGAATGAAACATTTGGAAGTTCGTCGCAAGGTTAAAAATTTAAAACCAATTAAAGTATGTATGTAGAAAAAGAGACAGGTACCGAAAGGACCTATGCTGTTGAAAAAGTGATTGACGATATCCCCGGAGGAGGAACGATCGTTAAAGAGGATTTTCCGTCAACAACTACCGTTTTAAAAGAAGGTGCGGTTGTGGGGGAAGATGAAGATGGAAAATACCATCTCGTGAAAACTGCCAAAGCCCATGCGGATTCTGCTACGAACGATATTCAGATAAAAAAAGAGCATGATTTTAATGTCGGCGATTTTGTCACCGATGCTGGTTTGACCCTAAAAGCATATGCCATTGTTTCGATCGACACGAGTAATGAGGATTATGATGTGATTGATGTGGGTACTGCTCTCGGATCGGTTACTGAAAATATGATTCTTGTTCAAGCTGCTGCGGAAGCTGCTGTTGCCGGAGAAGGTGCATTCAAATACACTCCCGAAGGTGTGACCACTTGCAGCGTGGATCTTACCGTGGATAACCAGGGATGTGGTATTGCTGTTCGTGCCCGTGTGCGTGAGGAGATCATTCCTTATTTCATTGATGCAAATGTGAAAGCGTTGCTTCCATTTGTTCAATTTGTCTAATTTAAAACAAAATGTAAATTATGGAAAGATCGTTGTTAAAGGAATTAAATAAAAAGTCGCTTGACGCCTACCTGAGCCGTTCACGGGAAGCAGCGTTGAAGCGCATGTATTGGAGAGGATTTTTCAAACCTCAATATGCTACGACCCTGAGCTGGGAGAGCTTGTCCGGGTCGGCAGGTGCGCCGGTAATGGCCGACGTGGTGGAATACAACGCCAGCGCGCCATTGAAATCCCGCAGGGTTGTTCAAAAAGCGTCCGGGGACATTCCAAAGATTGCGCTAAAGCGTCAGATGGATGAAAAAGACCTGAACGACTACAACGTGTTAAAGGCGATGGCTGCCGGGGATTCGAATAAATCCGCGTTGCTGGATATAGTGTTCAATGATGTGACCTTCTGTTACGACGGGATTATGGCAAGGACGGAGTTTTTGTGCCTGCAGGCCCTTTCTACCGGAAAATTGTCGCTGGATAAAAACAACAACCAGGGGAAGATCACCGAGACGGATGTGGATTTCGGCTATCTGGACGACAATAAAGCGGATGCAGCAACGACCTGGGAAACTGCTTCGACCGCAGATCCGATCAGCGATATCCGGTCGATCGTGCAAACGGCAAAAGAGAACGGTCATGCGCCCCGTTATATGGTGATGCACGAGAATAACTTCCTCTTGATGGCTGCGACACAGGCATTAAAAGATGCTTATTCGTTCTATCAGGGGGTGGCCAAAAACAAGATTGCCGTTCCTTCACTGGACAACGTGAACCGGATGCTGGCTGCCATGATCTATAGGCACGACTACTGGGATGCGCTGAATTGCGACCAGATCAACGATGATAACCTGGCACTGCAACTGTTCGATTTTGGCATTAATGCCGGAAATTCACGCGCTGCAAAACTGATCCAGAAATTGGTTGGAGCTACGCAGGACGGCGATATAGGTCCGAAATCGTTAGCAGCAATCAACAATTCGGATCTTGTTGCATTAACCGAACGTTACAAACAAGAAAGAATTCTCTATTATGTTGGGTTAGTTGAAAACAGGCCTAAGTTGATCTGTTTCCTGAGAGGCTGGATTAAACGAGTTTTTCACACGAAGCTATGAGATTCATAAAAAAACTATTGGGAATGAGTGGAGACAACCTGGAAAACATCGCTGAAACCGGTGCTGGTGTAGCTAAAACCTTTTCCAGTAAGGAGCAGGGGACAAGGCGACAGGAAAATGATATGTTATCCGATAGCTGGCTTTCGAAAAATATCCGGCCGATCATCGCCCTTTGGGTGTTGTTGTTGTTTTCCGTTTTCCTGATCCTGAAAGGTTGCGGGGTGAATTTGAATCTCGAAATCGGGGAAGATATTTCCATTATGGCTTTTATCGTGTTCTCCTTCTATTTCCCGGGGCGGACGCTTGAAAAATGGATCAAGACAAAAGCAAAGTAGAATTCTATATTAAGAAGCATAAAGACATTTACGAATTATTAAACGAAAAAGAATCCGT